GATCAGTAAAATGGACTGTTAACCACAAAGGCAATAGACAACTTTATATGCATAAGTATTGCGCAACATGCCTAAAAAATAGGCAACTAAGGGGCGTAGGGACTATTTTAATAATATAGGTAAAAAGGGGGTTGACATCAATATAAAATTCTGGTATAATTATGTATAACTAAAGAACACTAACAGTGTACACTAAACTGTTTATTACTTAAATTATAAATACACTTAAATAAAGCACTTAAATGAAATTATATTTTTATTGCTAATACACTAAAGTGTAACACCTAACTACCTCCCCTATATAAATTAATATCTGTGCCTATTAAAGAAAGTTCTTGACAATGGCTAAGAAATCTGTAAAACTATATACAGATAATGTACTTGATGCATTCTATGATGCTATCCGTACAAATACACTAGACCGTCTTCACATACCACACAGTGATGTGTTTTATGTGCGTAATGCATTGGATGCTAAATTTTTCCCACGTACCTTTACACTGAAACAGACAGAAGATTACATGCGTCTGGAAGGATGGACTGAAAGAAATGAGTGATGGAACTTTATACCTTTTTTGTATTCTTCTCCGTGATCGTAATGCCAGATGGAGAACTAAAGTCTTACGCACGTAATGTAATTGAGTGTCCCGCTGCAGATGTAGTAACACAGATGCATCAATCTAAGATGGATAGCGGTGAGATTGTAGACTGGTCAGCTACGTGCATGACAACCCAACTACCATTAAAAATACCACAAGGACTGAAGACGTAACATGGCTATACCTGAAAGAGTTAAAACTAAGATGAAGGAAGAGGGCTTGACTGGCGTTAATAAGCCGAAGCGTACTCCCAAGCATCCAACTAAGTCACACTGCGTAATGGCTAAAGAAGGTGACACGTATAAATTCATTCGCTTTGGACAGCAAGGCGTCAGTGGTGCTGGTAAGTCTCCTAAGACTGCCAAAGATAAAGCACGTAAGAAATCCTACTATGCACGTCACGATGCACAGGGGAAACCGACCAGCAAGCTGTCAGCAAAGTATTGGTCACATAAAGTTAAATGGTAGTATAGGAGATATACCAATGGCAGGAAGAAATAATCCCCGTACCAGTGGGACTAAAAAAACAGGCGGGGATACTGCAGCTAGTATTATAGGAAATCTATTACTGTTCGCTGTTCCCGGTATAGGTTTGATTAGGGTAGCTATGACAGCTAAAAAAGCAATCCAAGCTATTCGTGCTATAAAGGGCGCAAAACAGGTAGCAAAGCCTACAGCGACACAGATTAAAAATGCAAAGCCGCCATCAGCATTACCTAAACCTAAGTCGGGTAATACAACGCCACTAACATCTAAACCTAAAGGCGATGTCATCTCAGGTACAGCTAGAGAAGTAAAGCCGGGTACATCTGTAGTTCCTTCGGGTGGTCGTGCAGTTAAGAAACCGGGTACTGGTGTTCAGCGTGTAGTCAGGATGAAAGACAAGCCTAAAGGCATGAAGAATGCCACACGTAATGATAAACGTATTACAGGTCCGAAGCCGGGTAAGAGAGGTAGCGCACTTGGACCAACTGCTGCTGCTGCACTTATAGCTGGCATGGCTGCCGGAACAGGCGGTGATAAAAAACCATCTGCTGCGGGTACAGGGTATTCCGGCCCTCTTCCTAAATCTAAACCTAGTAAACCTACCAAGCGTAAAGATTTAGGCACAGTAAAAGCACGTAAGGTGACACCACAAAAAGAGGATGCACCGTCTAGGTCTTCTGGACCATCTACTCGTGGTTCAAATAAAAGAGGTGCTACTAAAGTTATTAGTGCTGGCCCTAATACGGGTTTTGGTCCTAGAGGTAATATTTTTCCGGGAAGTTCAGCAGAACGTAAAGAGCTTATGAAAAAATACGGTGGTACGGGTTCAGCCGCTGCTAAAGCTGCAGCAGCAGGTAAGCAGGGTAGTCTTGCATCCGCACGTAAAAAAGGTAAATAGTTATGTCTGATGAATCAAAAGGTGAAAAACAAATGACTGCCTCTGAAAAAACAGAATTATATGATGTTTTAAGAGGTATTCAAACAGGTACTGTAGATCGTAAGGTTGCTGCAGAGGTACAGGGTAGACTAAAAGCTAAGTATCCTAATACTTACGGTACTGTACGTACACAGTTAGGTAATGATTTAGCTAAAACTTCTAATAGCAAAGGCAAAGCTGTTACCAAAAAAGATATTCCTGTTATTGCTATTTCCGTAGGCGTGGGTAAAATGAAGAAGCCTGAAAAGAAAACTAAAATGATGCGTGGCGGTATGGCGAATGGTAAAGAGCATATGTATTCAGCAGGTGGTGTAGTCAATGATGGTCTAAAAGCATTAAAGGCTAGTGGCCCTAAAGGTCTAGAAGCATACAACAAAATTACAGGTAAGTAGCATGGCTGTAACAGGTAGAAATAAACCTAAGCGTAATTACAAGAGTGAATACGCAAACTACCACAGTAAGCCTACACAGAAAACTAATCGTGCGGGGCGTAATGCTGCACGTGCTATAGTTAAAAAAAATGGTGCTAAAGTAGCAGGCAAAGACGTAGCACACAAGAATGGTAATCCTCGTGATAACAGACCTAAGAACCTAGCACTGAAGACCCCATCAAAGAACAGATCATATCCCCGCACAAGGACAGCAGGTAAACGCAATCCCTATGCATAAGATAGAAGCTGACATACGTAAGTGGTCACACGAGTTCCTAGAAGTCCCCAACAAAAAACTAAACGGCCTACCACCCTGCCCCTATGCTAAACAGGCATGGCTAGATGATAAGGTCATGTTTAGTGTAAACACAGGGGTGGATGGACTAGCTAAAGAAGTGGCAGACTTTGAGTCCCATGATTACGATATAGTTGTGTGGGCTAGTGAAATGCTACCAGAGATACATTACCTAGATGGTTGGTGTGACGGCGTAAACGAAGCCATGTCAATTGCAGGTAAAGATATGCACTTGATGGTGTTTCACCCAGACTATGACGCAGAAGAGGCGGGTCTGGACTTCCTAGTAGAAGATGGTGTAGTAGACGAAAGCCTAAGCTACTGCATGGTATTTGTACAGAGGTTATCAACCCTAGATGATGCAGCATTAAGTCTGGAGAAGTCTGGGTATTATAAACACTTCCCTGTGGATGTATTCCACTCATTAGTTATAGATAGACGGAGATTACGTAATGAAGGGCAAAACTAAAATGGCATCTAAGAAAATGATGCGAGGCGGCGTAGCAGCTAAGACAGCACCAAAGCGTATGCGTGGTGGTGGTATGGCTAAGATGGCTTCTAAAAAAATGATGCGTGGCGGAATGGCGAAAAAGAAATGAGGAAGAAACTTGTTTACTATTGTGCAATAGCATTACTTAATACGGGTAAACCTTTTACCTGTGTCGGTAATTGGTTTTGGAAGTTACATCGTAAATTATTAGATTCTATTAAGTAGGAGTTAAGGAGATGGTACGTGTCCCTAAAAAACCCGCCGCTAAAAAGAAAACCCCACAAACTAGAGCGAAAGCGAAACCGGCTGGAAAGGTTAGCCTTTCGCAAGGGGGTGCGCCACAGAGCAAGTCGAGAGTTAATGAAGCTGGCAACTATACTAAGCCCACAATGAGGAAGCAGCAGTTCAATCGTATCAAGGCGGGTGGCAAGGGTGGTAATCCGGGTCAGTGGTCTGCACGTAAGGCACAGATGCTGGCTAAGGCATATAAGTCTGCGGGTGGTGGATATAAAAACTAATGGAAAAACAAATTATCACCGGGCTAATGGCTATTATGATTGGCCTTGCTGGTTGGAATTTAAAAACAACGCATGACTTGAGTATTACTGTTAGCAATATGCAAGTTAGCCACGCAGACAAAGATGCTATTCAAGATATGAAAATGGCTATACAAAGGCTAGAATTACTACTTCTACAAGATCAATGATTGTATTTGTTTTGTACGTATATTTAGGTGCAAATGTAATAGATAAAACTCAAAAATTTATAGACATGGATAGGTGCCTTTACTTTGCTGAGAGATTGTCCCGACAACAATCTGTTCCAGTAGGAGATGGCAAAAGACTGACTATAACGGCAGTATGCAGACCAGAACCTAAATAGGAACCAACCAACATGATAGCTGAAACTTTAGCAGGCATAGCACTTGTAAAGAGTGCCGTAGACGGTATTAAGAGTGCTATAGGTACAGCCAAAGATATCAGTGAAATTGCTGGGCATATAGATAATCTCTTTGAGGGCGAAAAACAAGTACAACAAAAACGTGCTAAGAAATCTGGTACTGGCCTAACAGATCAGTTCGGTATTCAGAATGTAGCACAGGAAATGATTGACGCTAAAATAGCTCAAGAAAAAATGCAAGAAATTGCTATGATGGTGAATTTACGCTTCGGGCCTGATACATGGCGAAGCATTGTAGATGAGAGAGCTAAAAGAATACAAGAGGCTAAAGAAGCAGCAGCAAAAGCTAGAAGAGAAGCCCAGCTTGCACATGAAGAGATGATGGATAACATAAAGATGACAGGGTTAGTTAGTGCAGTAATTGGTACAGCATTAGGTTTAATATTCTTAGCCTTTGTATTTTTACCTAAATAATACTTGACAAAACAAAATAGAAGTGGTATAACTTATCTATGTCTACACGCAAACCATCACAACAAAGTTTATCTAACTGGACTAAACAAGATTGGCGAACTAAAAGTGGCAAACCCTCTAAACAAACAGGAGAGCGTTATCTTCCGGCATCGGCGATTAAAGCCTTATCGCCTTCGGAATACGCCGCTACCACCGCCGCTAAAAGAGCAGGAACTCGTGCTGGTAAGCAATTCGTCAAGCAGCCTAAAAGTATATCAAAGAAAACCGCACAGTTTAGACGGGGAGCCTAATGCTTAATTTACTCATAGGACCAATTGCAGAAATTGCTGGCACATGGATGTCAGGTAAGGTTGAGCAGACTAAAGCTAATGCACAGACTAAGGTAGCAAAGGCTCAAGCTGAAGCTGTAGTAATGCAGAAAAAAGCTACTGGTGAAATCGACTGGGACTTAGAAATGGCTAAAGGATCAGCTAACTCGTGGAAAGACGAGTGGCTGACTATTCTATTTAGTATCCCGCTTATTCTAGCATTTGTGCCGGGTATGGAAGATGTAGTAGCAAATGGATTTGCAAGACTTAATGAAATGCCTGAGTGGTATCAGTACAGTCTTGGTGTTATTGTGGCTGCGAGTTTTGGTGTACGCAGTGCCACTAAATTCTTTGGTAAAAAATAATGGCAGCGGAAAAAATACTTGAATGGAAACTTCTACCCAGATTTATGATGCTCGTAATGACGCTTATGAGTTGGCGTGTAGTCGAATGGTTCATGTCCTTACCCGATCCCAGTGCAGCACAGGCTGGTTTAGTATCTGTGGTAACTGGCGCAATGACCGGAGCATTTGCCGTGTGGATGAACCACGAAGGTAAACATCCGGGTCAGTCTAACCACAGAATTTCTGAGTCACGAAAGTGAAAAGCCCCTGTAAGGGAATATGCGTACTAGATAAAGAACGTATTAGATGTATTGGTTGCGGTAGAACCATAGAACAAATCACTAACTGGGGCAAAAAACAAATGAAGTATCGTAGAGAACACTTTATTGAAAAACTCATTAAGCATGAAGGTTTAGTACTTAATGTTTATAAAGATACACTAGGCATTGATACAATTGGTATTGGACGTAATCTAGAAGACCGTGGCATTAGCCAACAGGAATTGGACGACTTGGACATTCCTACTATTGACCATATATATGAATATGGTATTACAGAAGCTGATGCAGTCTATCTAGCAACAAATGACGTACAAATTGTCGAAGAAGAACTGGTTCGTGCGCACCCTTGCGTAGACAGATTAGACAGTGTACGTCAGCTTATAGTAATGGACATGGCTTTCAATATGGGTGTTCCTCGCCTATGTAAGTTTGTCAAGATGTGGAATGCTATCCATGAAAATAAATATGATGTTGCGGCAAAAGAAATGCTTGACAGCAGGTGGGCAAATCAGGTAAAATCAAGAAGTACAATATTAGCAAACGCTATGCACAACGGTGAATTTTAATATGGCTAGACAACTTACAGATAAACAACAGATATTACTCAACGTCCTTTTTGAAGAAGCGGGCGGTGATTTAGTACAAGCAAAGAAACTGGCAGGATATGCTGACACTTCTAGTACTTCAGAAATTGTTAAAGGTCTTAAAGAAGAGATACTTGAGGCTACTCAAATGTACATGGCACGTAATGCGCCGAAAGCTGCGATGGCTATGGTAGGTGGGTTGTATGACCCAACTGAACTAGGTATACGTGATAAGATGGCTGCAGCGAAAGAACTACTTGACCGTACAGGTTTGGTTAAGACTGAGAAGATGCAAGTAGAAGCATCAGGCGGTGTTATGCTTATGCCACCTAAAGCTGTAGTGGAAGATGATGACTAGAAGCATAGGCAAGTGGAAACTCCCACAGCCAACAGACATTAAAGAAGAAAACGAATGGGTGCCTATTCCACGTATTGCACGTACAGTACCCTTCGGATATAAACAGGATGAAGCAGACCC